TTTACCACCAAAGATTTTTTCAGCACCTGCGATACCGAAACAACCTAATGTGATTACGACGAATGAATTGTAAATGAATTCTTGTATTACTAATTCGTTTCCAAACGCACCAGTAACCATATCAACGATACTTGTTATTGTCATTACTGCGAAAGACATAAAACCAATTATTGATTTTTCATTATATTCATTCTTATCTTTAAATATTTCACTAAATCCCATTATTATTCTCCTTAAACTTGTGATATTTTATTTGGGTCTGGGTATAATAAATATACTACACTACTACCACTTACTCTGGAAACACCTAAATCATATACGGTGTCTGTTTGAAACTCTGTAACGGCTACTGCTTCTCCGTGTTGAGAAGTAAGAACCGAATCCCCGTGAACTGAACCGGATATAAAAAATCCAGAAGAACCTTTCTCTGAACCAGTTGCATAATAATCTTTTGCTGTTACTTTTACTATCTTACTGAATTTACTCATTATATCCTATTTCCTTAGAATTGTAATATTGCGTAGTCATATTGAAGTGTTAATGCTATTTCAACTGGGTCTGATGTTCCGTAGTCCATCGTTCCAAAATTAGCTGATTGAATAAATGTTCCTTTAAGAGTCCACTCTTCAACAATATCCCCAACAGGACCTAACAAATTAAATGTAATATCTTTTTTATAAAAATCTGAATAACCTTGACGACCTGTAACTGACTCGTGATGTTCTCTTACCCATTCCATAACTGCTTGTGAAGCGGAAGGAACTATTGGGTCATACAATGTAATTTCTAATGGTTGCCATGCACCTTTACCTTTTACATATCTTTTAACATTTATGTGTTCTAACACCACTTCATCAAATGTGATAGTCGGTCTTGCCATAGCTTTAATAGTAAAAGCTGGTATACCTTCAATATACATAATGAACCTATTTTGTGTTTTAGGTTCAAAGGGTGTGAACATAATTTCACTTGGGTCTAATAATTCAGCCATTTTTCGAATCTCCGTTTATTCAGTAATAAATATAACAAAATGAAAAAATTGATTAAATATATTTCATTATGCTTTAGAAGTTTTTTAGAAGTTTTATATGCTAAAAAAAACCCCACAAAAAGTGGGGTTTTCTTCAGTTTATTAACTATTATTCAGGGAATGTTGCACCTGTTGGTTGAACTACGAAGTCTAATACGATAAACTCAGCTGTTCTTGTTGGTTGAATAAATATCTGTCCTACTAAACGATTTCTATCGATTTCGTCAGGAGTGTTATTTGTATCATCCATAACCACTCTAAATGCACTTAAACCACTATTTGACTGAACATCCTCTAAGAAAGGATTAACAACATTTAAGAATCTATTTCTTGTTGCTGTTGTGTTCTGTTCAAATACTAAGAAACGAGAAGTTGATGCGATAAATTTCTTTAAAGCTATCAGTAATCTTCTTACATTTACTCTGTCTAATGCACTTGGTTTTCCTTGTAGAGTTTTCTGTCCAAATACTACAACACCCTGTCCAGGGAAAGTAGCGATTGGGTTAACTCTATCTTCATACAACTTATCTCTTTCACTATGAGTTAGTCTTGTTTTTGCTTCTAACACATCTGTTAAACCACCACGATTTAAACCAGCTGGAGCGAACCATTCGTGTGCTACTGAGTCATTAAATGAAATGACACCAGGTAGAACAACTGAAGGTGGCACCCAAGTCGGTCTGTTTGTGCTATCGTCAAGTATTTTTACCCACGGGTAATAAGTTGCTGTAAAGTTTGAATCTAATGATTTCACATTATCTCTCACAGTATCTACTGAATCTGCATATAAAGAAGCATCAAGAATAAGGAAAGTATCTGCTCTCTCTTCAACCTTATCTATTGCGTGATTAGTAGTTCCTGTATGAGTTCCGTGAATTACACCAGGTAATGCCATCATATTGATATCAAATTCATCTGGATTACTTACTGAGTTAATAGCTCGTTTGTAAACAATCGAACCACTATCTGCTGAAGTATTCAGATTAAATCCTTGAGTATTTGTTGAACTAATGTCTGCACCTGTTGCATATTGAACTGATGGTCTTTGTCCGTCAAATCCCCATTGGAAAGGAACTACAAATTTTCTTTGTTCTATTGCTGAACCAGAAAGTGTTAATAGTTCTGTTTGTCCTGCGAAGTTAGTTGCTACTGATGTAGCTCCGTCTGAACCAAACATATTTTCAAGAGACATTGTTACATTATTACCTTGTGCGGCTGTTGATGGAATTGGTGATAAATATTCACGATTATCAAAATCTGAATAGTTGAATCCATAAAATGCATTTTGGTCAAAGTCTGCTATAGACGAACTTTGATTTCTCTTAAATGATGCCGTTGGTATAGTTGTTGCTGCGTTTCCAGTATCTAAATAAGGAACATATACTTTGTTGTGTCCAAAAGGAACAACTGTTGTTGGGAATGTTTCTAAGTCATTGAAATCTCCAACTCTTATATGTTTACTCTTATTAGGATAATCACCAAAGTAAGTCAATTTACCATTTGAATCAATAGATATATGTCTGTCACCAATTACTCTTGCGAAGTAATTAGATTCATTAGGGTCAAATGATAAGTTGTCAAATTGTTCTATGACACTATCATTTCCAGCTCTATTTGAATCATTTTTAAAGTTTACTGAACGAACTTGTAATGAGAAAGTTCCGTAATCAGAACCTGCTACACTACCAGCGTCTTTAACATTTAAAATGTTTATTTTGAAATGTTTATTAACATCAGTTCCGTGTGAACGAGTATACACTCTGAATAGATTATATCTTGAACCACCTACATTTTGTGATTGTAGGTATGGTGTTCTTGCATATTGATAATCAGAATTACCTGTCCAAGTAGCGGAAGTTCCGTCACTATTAAATGCGGTTGCTCCGTCAGATAGGTTTAATGCGTTTGCTAAATGTGATTGTGAAACTTGGTTTCCACTTCCTGTTGCTAATGCGTTAGCCTTTCCGTGAAATCCTTTAAAGTTTTTGTATAAATATACTGATACTGTATTGTTTTGTGGGTCACTTGGAATTACCTTGTCAATATAAACCTCACTACCTGTATCGAAACTTATTGCTTTTTCTAAGTTTCCACCAGATGCGGTGATGTGTAATGTTGAACCTGATAAATTTCCAATCTCTGTTCCGTCAATACCAGTTGTTGATATTGAACCTGAAATTAAGTTATCACTCTCACCTTGAAGTCTTGAAGGTGCTAACACCGCAAGAACTTTTTGGTCATAAGGACTATCATTACCAGAACCTGATACTGATAATACTATACTATGAGCTTGATAACCACCAATTCCGAGAACACGAACAATTGTTACTGTACCAGCAGATTTTAAGTATTGTTTAGCCGTGTAAGGGACATAAAAACGAGAGTCAAGACTTCCAAATATCTCTTCAAACTCACTAAAATTACTGATTTGTGTTGGTGTGAATGCTGGGCCTTTTTGTGTTGGCCCAATTAATGCCGCACCAATTTCAGAAATTCCTTGTGGTAAGAACGATAGGTCTTTTTCTCGTGTAAATACACCAGGGCTAACGATTCTTTCTGCCATTTGTTTTCTCCAATTAATGAAATTTTTTATATACTAATAAATAGTATTTAGTAATCCCAAACGATATATATAGGACTATTTTTTTTAGTTATTTTCTACTTCTTGAGTAGGTTGTGGTATGAATTCACCTGTTGTTGGATTTAAACTTCCAGCACCATATTTTTCATTTAGAGATTTAACCAAGTCAGATTCAGTTTGACGATTTTCTTCCCAACTTTGTTCTAATTGGTTTTCTGCATCATCAAGATTTTCTATCTGTTTTTCTAAATTAATACGACTAACTTTAACTTGTCCAAATTGAGTTGAAATACTTGCATAAGTATTTTGTAACTCTTGTAACGAACTAAGTTCTTCATCTGTGAATTTTACTGGTTCATCTGAACCCATTTGACTTTTTAATTTTGCTTCTTCAGCCATTTCGTAACTCCTTATAGTTTTACTGCTTTATATCTACGACCTGAACTATCATTGTTTTGTAACTCAATTGCTTTTTCCCAGGCTTCTGTTTCACTATCAAACGAAAAAGTTTGAGTATCACCAGAACCACTAAGTTGACTCCAAAATTGTTGTTTTGTTGCCCAATCAGGGTCTTGTGAACCTGTTAAAAAATATTGTTTTACTACTATCCAACTCATATGTATATAAATATCATCTTGTTTGTTATTATTACATTTTATTTTAAACGGGACCTCTTTTTCCCATCCAAATTCTTTTAAATTCATCTCTATTATCTTGTTCACCCATAATTATCTCTGGTGCATAATAGATATTACCTTCTCCCTCTAAATACCATTTTATTCTTGCTTCTTCTGGGATTTCTAATTCTACTTCGTGATAACTAATTCTATCGTTATCCCAATAATGATGATGATGTTCGTATCCCTCCGAATAAACTGAACTTGGTCTTAGTATATTGTTATACCAACTAACAATAGCTCCTTCTTTACAATATGGTGCAATCAACCAGGGAAATAGTGGTTTATTTTTCATATCACCATATGGGTCATAAAAGACTGCATCATACTTTTTATCTGTTGGTATACTATCAGCCCAATCACCTTTAACAGGAATTACATTTGGTTTATCTTCTGCCCATATTAATAGTCGTTCATATACCTCATCATTTATTTCTATAATTGTATGTGAATTAATATCGTGTGATTGTATATGTGTTGCACTAATACCCATACCAAATCCAGACTCTAAGATGTCACCACCATTTTTTGTAACTACTTCTGCGTGTTTGACCATTATCGGGTCTTCCCAATCAGACATTACTTCCCAACCTATTTCTGTGTCTAATATTTGAGTATCTGTAAATGTATATTTTGCTACAGCTGCTCTACCTTTCATAACCTATTATCTTCCTCCTCCACTACCA